CTTTTTGAAGCAGGACACACATCGGCAACAGACGACAAACCTACCGAAGAAGCGACTGAGGAACGCGCCGCTTTTCCTCACGGTGAGCATGATGATCGTGTCGATAGTACGACACAAGCGGTGATGAGGTTTAGACAGGGAGGGTTTATTGAACATCCCGAGGATGAAGACGATACACCCTTACCACAACAAAAACGAGTATACTACTAATGGGAAGCAAAAGTAAATTTGATCCAGGTCGAAGACAATTTTTAAAAACGACAGGTAAAGGTATTATGGGCGCTGCAGCAGCAACAGCTCTTCCAGGTGGCATCGGAAAAACAGGAGGTATTACAGAAATTGTCAAAGGCGGGTTAAACCCAAATGCTCCTTACAACTATGGCCCCATGATAGACATAATAAAATCAAAAGGAATATTTTCTAGCAGTGGAGGTTTTGATAAATACACATTGGGTCAGTTTGAATATGAAGAATATAATCCCAGTTATGGTGAACCCATCAGTGAAACACCATTAGGCACAGGTAAACTAACCATCACAGAAAACAAAGTGGGTGGTTACACAGGACCCGACGGCGAAACGGAATATGTAGATTATGAAGCACCCGCTTACGAAATAAATTTTAAACCTGAAGAATTTGGAGAGGTTGATTTTGATGTTGAAGGCGGAGCAGGAGGAGGACAAAGAGCAACTTACAGTCCTCCGCAAATAGAGTTTACAAAAGATTTTTATTATAGTTCACCTGAAGATTTAGAAGCAGATTTCTATGACACTTTAGGGCCTGATGAGATACCTAAAGAAGATGTAAAAATATTTGATGAATATCTTAAAGATTTAATGAACATACCTCCTCAAAGAGGATCTAGAGAATTTGAAGATAATCAACGTAAAATAGAAAATCAAAAGTTAATTGAAAAAGACAAAAAACTACCTGTTAAAAAAGAAGGGTTTAATCTAAAAGGTTTGGTGAAAAGTTTGTCTAGAAGACTACCACCCGCTAGAGTTATAAATACCTTGCAATTATTATCACAAGGTTTAGATTTATATGAAGCCTTGAACGAAACAATGGGGATGCCTTCAAAAGAAGAATTCCAACAAATTGTAAGAGATATGGAGGAGAGTGAGTTTGCTAACGGAGGCATAGCAACACTAAGTATTTAAAATGGGAAGTAAAGCAGCAACAGCACAAAGAAACAAAGAACGAGCCGCGGCCACCGAAGAGTTGATGTCGAACATCATGACTGGTGGGGAAATCTCCAAACGAAGAGAAGCCGAATTAGCAAAAGCCGCCGCTGGAGGAAGAGGAATACAATTCATTCCAGGTTCACCAACAGTGACAGGATTAACACAAAAAGGGGGTCAACCTGTTTATAGAACAGGAGCAACCGCTTCTGATTATACTGGAAGAATAGTTTCTAGTGCTCCAACTTTTGGAGAAATGTTGGGTGATATGAAAAGAGCTTTAGTTGGTGGTAAAGCCGAAGCGCAACCGTACATTTATTCACCAACGACAGCACCCGGAACAGAATCAACAACCTTTCGTCAGTTCACTCCACAGCCAAGAGAACAAGAAGGAATTATTCCTGCTTTAATTAATACAGGAGGAATAACCGGAATTGTTTTAAATGCCATCAAAGGTTTAATTCCTGGTCAACGAGAAGAAACAACACCCATGCCTTCTGGTTTTACTTCCGATCAAGCATATTTTATTCCACCAACAGATTTAACTCCAAGACAAATGACAGAAGAACCTTTGGTGGGGAATGTCGAAAGAAATAGATTAAAAATACTAATAGCAAATGATCCTGCACCAGGCTCACAAGAATTAAATGTGGATACAATGTCTGATCGAGAAGTGATTATGAGACTAGGAGCATATGATTCTCCTTTTGAAGGATACGCCAAAGGTGGTTTGATACCACCGGAAAGTGGACCGATGTCCGAGGGTGTTGCTTCTTTATTCAAAAACAAGTAAAGTAATTAAATGGCTGAAATAGATAAAGCATTACCAAACACACAGCGAACTACTGTGGAAATTCCAGGGGAAGAAGAGTTATCTCAACAAGTAGCTCAAGAACTAAATAGACAACAAGACGTTCCAGAAGAAGTAGAAGTTATTGAAACAGAAGAAGGGGGAGCAGAAATATCTTTTGACCCTTCCAAAGTGATGGCGGAGGGAAGTGAAAATCACTTTGCCAATTTAGCAGAATACTTAGATGATGATGTCTTAGGGCCTTTGGGTAGTGAACTCAAAGAAATGTATTTAGATTATAAATCTTCCAGGAAAGATTGGGAGCAAACCTATACACAAGGATTAGACTTATTAGGTTTCAAGTATGAAGATCGAGGAGAACCTTTTCAAGGAGCGAGTGGTGCAACCCACCCTGTCCTTGCCGAAGCGGTGACACAGTTTCAATCACTAGCGTACAAAGAATTACTACCGGCCGACGGTCCGGTTCGAACTCAAATCATGGGAGCTCCAAGCACCGCGAAAGAACAACAAAGCGAACGTGTCAAAGAGTTTATGAACTATCAACTCATGTCCGAAATGAAAGAGTATGAGCAAGAGTTCGATCAAATGCTTTTCTATCTTCCTCTCTCAGGCTCGACATTTAAAAAAGTGTACTATGATGAATTATTAGGTCGAGCCGTCTCAAAGTTTATACCCGCAGATGATTTATTGGTTCCGTATTCTGCCACCAGTTTAGAAGATGCAGATTCTATTATTCACAAAATAAATCTTTCTGAAAATGATTTACGCAAACAACAAGTCGGGGGCTTCTATCGTGATATTGAAGTATCCGAAGCATCGAATGAAGATGATGAGATCGCAGCGAAAGAGCGAGAACTCGAAGGAATTCGTAAATCAGAAAAATCTCCAGACATGTATACTTTGTTGGAGTGTCATGTTGATTTAGACTTAGAAGGTTTTGAAGATACTAATCCTCAAACCGGAGAAGCAACCGGAATCAAACTTCCTTACATTGTCACCATTGAAGAAGGAAGTCGTGAAGTTTTATCCATTCGTCGAAACTACGAAGCAACTGATCCTAAGAAAAATAGAATTAATTATTTTACTCATTTCAAGTTTTTACCAGGTCTAGGTTTCTATGGCTTTGGTTTAATTCACATGATTGGTGGATTATCTAGAACTGCAACAGCGGCCCTACGTCAGCTTTTAGATGCAGGGACTCTTTCTAATCTGCCTTCGGGTTTCAAAACACGTGGTATCCGAGTGCGAGATGAAGCTCAATCCATACGACCGGGTGAGTTCAGAGATGTGGATGCCCCAGGCGGAAACTTACGAGAAGCGTTTATGCCTTTACCATTCAAAGAACCTTCTGCTACTTTATTGCAGTTAATGGGTGTGGTGGTGAATGCAGGACAACGATTCGCGTCTATCGCTGATATGCAAGTGGGTGATGGCAACCAAGGCGCTGCTGTGGGTACAACCGTTGCGTTATTAGAACGTGGTTCTCGTGTGATGTCTGCGATTCACAAAAGATTATATAACTCTCTTAAAAATGAATTTAAATTATTGGTCAGAATCTTTGCTCTTTATCTACCACCTGAATATCCTTACGACGTCGTGGGTGGTCAGCGTATGATTAAGCAAACAGATTTTGATGATCGTATCGATATCCTACCGGTTGCTGATCCAAACATCTTTTCTCAAACACAAAGAATTAGTTTAGCACAAACACAATTACAATTAGCTCAAACTAATCCAAAGATTCACAATTTATATCAAGCATACAGAAGTATGTATGAAGCTGTGGGTGTCAAGAATGTCGATTTAATTCTACCTCCACCACAACCCCCACAACCCATGGACCCGAGTATGGAACATATTCAAGCCATGGCCGGAAAAACTTTTCAAGCTTTCCCCAAACAAGACCACAAAGCTCATATTGATGCCCATTTAAATTTTATGGGCACCAGTATGGTCAGAAATAATCCAACAATTATGTCTGTTGTGCAAAAAAATATTCTAGAACACATTTCTTTGATGGCTCAAGAGCAAATTCAATTAGAATTTAAAGAAGAAATTATGCAATTACAGCAAATGCAGGCTCAAATGCAACAACAAGCGATG